AGTTTTCGTGCTAGGAAGTTATCCGCCACCCTGTTGAGTGGACCGGTTGGCATATCGGTAAGATATTTAAACTCTGGGAAAAATAGTGAATAGGCACATACCATCCTTGCCGCCATGTCCACACTGGTTCTTTCCATCGTGCCAAGGTTTACTGCCCTTCCATCGGTAATATTTTCAGCAGCAAGGATTAAACCATCAACGATATCATCAACATATGTCCAATTTCTTATTTGCGTTCCATCGCCCCAAATCTCAAATGGGTTCTGTTTGATAAACGCC